CTAGACAGGCAGGATGGTGCGCGACTCGTGCTCGAACCTTTGTCCAACGCGTCAAGAGTCTCAGATTTTGGACACGAAAATAAAGGGTGTCCGTTTGGACAGGTTTATAGGGTAGCCAGTGGGCACGCTGAGGTCGTTGCGACCAAGGACGTGTCTCTCTCCCTGCGACGTGCGGTCTGGCTTCGGCTCGGCCGCCCGTTGTCGTTTCAGGCTGGTCATCATGGGTAAGCTCAAGTCCATGCCCCCTCGGGTGGCTGGCATGGCACCCAGAGTGCGGGCGATGCCCAAGGTGGCCGACCGCTTCTACACCTCGCCTGAGTGGGCCGAGGCGCGGCGGCTGCAGCCCAACAGGTGGTGCGCCATCTGCGGTTCCACCAAGCGCCTGATCCTCGACCACAAGGTCGAGCGGAAGGACGGCGGCGCCGACCTCGACCCGGCCAACCTCGAATGGCTCTGCCTGCCGCACCACAACACGAAGACGGCCGAGGCCAAGGCGCGGCGGGCGCGCGGCGGTCGATGAGCGGCCACCGCCGTTCAGGCAGGTGCCCGCGAGGGTGAACGGCGGGGGGTGGTCGAAAGTTCGGAGGGCCGACGGCCCCATGACCGCCGTCCCTCTCATTCGGAGATTTTATTTTCGTGACGCAGAATTCTGACGAGGTCCCGATGGTTGATGGGCTGTTCGGCCCGCAACCGGCGGAGCGTGTGCGGGGCCGTGGCCGTCCTGCGCATGTCTGGGATCGGCAGAAATCCGTGCGTGTCTGCAACCTCTTCGCCTGCGGCCACACCGTGGAGATGGTCGCGAAGGTCATGGGCATCTCTCAGCCGACGCTCCGGAAGGTTTACTTTTCAGAGGTCGGTGCTCGGGAGGTCATGGCGCTGAAGGTCAAGTCCGAGCAGCTGGCGCGCCTGACCGATGCCGCGATCGGTGGGAACGTCGCGGCGGAGAAGGCGCTGGCCGGGATGATCCAGGCCGAGCAGATCAAGATGGTCGACGCTCATGTGAAGAGCCGCCGCGGAGACGCGACGCCGGCGAAACTGGGCAAGAAGGAAGAGCGGCAGGCAGCCGCTGCAGGAGTGAAGGGGCGCTTCGCCCCACGGCAAGCGCCGGCCTCACTGCTGAACTGACATGGTGGCTTCGACGTGGACGACCGCCTGCCCCGACTGGGCGGCGCGGATCGTTGCGCGCGAGAGCCTGATTCCGTGTCCGCCGATCCACCCGAGCAAGGCGGATGAAGCGCTGGGTGTGTTCAAGTCTCTGCAGATGACCGACCTGCCCATGCGGCGGGACGGCACGTGGCCGACGATGGGCGAAGTCTGCGAGCAGTTCGTGTTCGACCTGGTCGCCGCGCTGTTCGGCGCGCAGGACCCGCACAACGGGGACAGCTTCGTGAAGGAAGCGATGCTGCTGATCAGCAAGAAGAATGGCAAGTCGACGATCGCGGCGGGCATCATGCTGACGGCCCTGGTCCTCAACTGGCGGCACGGCGCCGAGCTGCTGGTGCTGGCGCCGACGATTGAGATCGCCAACAACAGTTTCGGGCCCGCGGCCAAGATGGTGCGCGCCGACGCAGAGCTTACAGACCTGCTGCACGTCATCGACAACCAGCGGATCATCAAGCACCGGGTCAACGAGGCCGAACTGAAGATCGTCGCCGCAGACAGCGGCGTGGTGGGCGGCAAGAAGGCCGGCTTCGTCCTCGTCGACGAGCTGTGGCTGTTCGGCAAGAAGTCTGGCGCCGAGGCGATGCTGGAAGAAGCGACCGGCGGCCAGGCGGCCCGCCCGGAAGGGTGGACCCTTTACCTGTCGACCCATTCGGATGAGCCGCCCGCCGGCGTGTTCAAGTCCAAGCTGGCCTATTTCCGAGACGTCCGCGACGGCAACATCGACGACCCCACCAGCTTGCCGATGCTGTACGAGTGGCCGGAAGAGATGATCGAGAGCGAGGCCTACCTCGATCCCGAGAATTTCTATGTGACCAACCCGAACATCGGGAAGTCACCGACCGTCGCTTACATCCAGCGCAAGATCGTCCAGGCCCAGTCGGGCGAAGGCGAGGATGGCGACACGACGATCCAGATCGTGGTCGCGAAGTACCTGAACGTCGAGATTGGACTGCGGCTGCGCCGTGACCGATGGGCAGGCGCGAACCTCTGGATGGACGCCGCCGACAAAACACTGACGCTGGAAACGCTGCTGGACCGCTGCGAGGTCGCGGTGATGGGCATCGACGGCGGTGGCCGAGACGACTTGTTCGGCGCTTCGGTTGCGGGACGTGAGCGGGGGACCGGTCACTGGCTGGCGTGGTCCCATGCTTGGGCGCTGCATTCAGCACTGAAGGTGCGAAAGAAGATCGCTCCGACCCTGCAAGGGTTCGTTGCCGATGGAGACCTGACACTGGTGCATACCGGTACGCAGATCGTCGACCAGGTCGCCGAGCTTGCCGTTCGTGTCAGGAAGTCCGGCCTCATGCCGGAGACCGGCGCAGTCGGCGTCGATGCATGGGGCATGGGTACGCTCGTCGAAGCCCTCGTTAGTGCGGGCTTCGAGACTTACGACGACGTCACGAAGCGCGGCGGATCGATCCTGCCTGTGCGGCAGGGTGTCGGCCTGACGGGCACGATCAAGACCGTGGAATTCAAGCTGGACGGCGTGCTGTGGCACGACGGTTCGAAAATGATGGCCTGGTGCGTCTCGAACGCCCGCGCCGACCTTAGGGGTAGCAACTTGTACATCAGCAAGCAGATGGCGGGAGCGGGCAAGATCGATCCGCTTATCGCCATGCTCAATGCCGTGCAGCTGCTAGAGCTAGGTCCGGTCGCGGCGGACGGCGGCGTGTCGATCGACGACTGGATTGCCGGGATGCGCGCGGCGTGATGGGATACCGGCTCTCAAGCGCGGCCGCAAAGGCGGAGGCGAGTTACAGTCGCGCATTGCCCGTCGCAGCGAAAAATACGTGGACGCCGGAAGGCGGCCGCGTCTCACTGCACGATCAGGACAATTTCACGACGAACCGGGTCACGGTGGCCGATCACTCCGACCGTATCGCGTGCAGCAACCCGCTGGGGCTGTCTGCGACCTATGCCTGTGTGAACCTTATCGCCGGCACCATCGCCAGCCTGTCTGCAACAGTTTTCCGGCGGGACGCCGATGGGATCCGGCGGGAAGCCACCGACCATCCGCTTTACTGGATCCTGAAGCTCGACCCGAATTTCGACGACAGCGACTATGAGTTCTGGGAATTCCTTGCGGCATCGATCGAGCTGCAGGGCAATGGCTACGCGGAGAAGTTCCGTAACGGTGCTGGCCACGTCTCCGCGCTGATCCCCATTTCGCCAATCTGCATGCAGGTGCGCCGGCTCGCGAGCGGCGCACTCGAGTACGAGTGGGTCGAAGACGGCGAGCGAAAGGTGCGCTCTCAGGATCAGATGCTGCACATTCGCGGCTTCGGCGGCAACCGCCGGCAGGGCGGATCGACGCTATCGGTGTGTACAAGCGCTTTCCAAGCGGCCATCGCGACCGATTCGGCCGCAAGCAAAGTGTTCGGAAACAGCGTCGTTTCCAGCGGTGTCCTCACTTCCGACGACAAACTGACCGGCCCGCAGCGCGCCGAGCTGGAGCAGCTACTCCAGGAAAAGTACATGGGCGCCCTCAATGCCGGGCGGCCAATGCTGCTGGATGGCGGACTGAAGTGGCAGGCGCTGTCGATCTCCCCCGAAGACGCCCAGCTCCTCGACAGCCGCAAGTTCGGCGGCGAGGAAATCTGCCGCATCTTCGGCGTGCCGCCGGCGATGGTGGGTTACGGCGACAAGTCGTCAAACTGGGGCACCGGCAAGGAAGTCGATGTTCTGGGCTTCATCAAGTTCACGCTGCGCAAGCGTCTGCGCCGGATCGAGCGCGCGATGATGAAGCAGCTGCTCACCCGAGCCGAACGGCAGTCGGGCATGACGATCGAGTTCAACCTCGAGGGTCTGCTGCGCGGCGACAGCGCTGGGCGCGCGGCTTTCTACCAGATCATGGTTCGCCTGGGACTAATGACCCGCAACGAAGCGCGGGCCCTTGAAAATCTGCCGCCCATCCCAGGCGGTGACGTGGCAATGGTCCAGATGCAGGACGTGCCGCTTACCACTGCCATCGAGCAGGCAAAGGACGACGCCAATGCAGCTTAAGAACACCGCGCTGAAAGTGCGCGACTTCGACCTTTCAGTGAAGGCAGAGGACATCTCCGACGACGGCCTGTTCACCGGATACGGTTCGGTCGCCAACGTGATCGACAGCTACAACGAGATCGTGGCACCCGGCGCGTTCAAGAAAAGCCTCGCCGAATTGAAGTCGAAAAAGCGCAAAGTCCCGGTGCTCTGGCAGCATCGTTCGGCCGAACCGATCGGCGTGTATGACGACCTGGTCGAAGATGACGCTGGGCTGCGCGTCCAAGGTCGCCTTCTGGTCGATCACGTCGCCCAGGCGAAGGAAGCCCACGCACTGATGCGCGTCGGCGCTGTGACGGGGCTGTCGATCGGCTACTGGGTCCGCAAGTCGTCGTACGACGAGAAGACGGGCGTTCGCACCTTGCTCGAGGTCGACCTGATCGAGGTTAGCCTCGTCACGTTCCCCGCCAATGACGACGCGCGCATCGACGCGGTCAAACTCAAGCTCGCCCACGGCGAGTTGCCCACCCTTCCCGAATTTGAGCGGCTCCTGCGCGAGGCAGGCTTCTCGAAGACGAAGGCCGCGGTCGTTGCCGCGCACGGCCTTCCGCATCTGCTCCGGAGCGAGTCCGGCGGATCTCCCGAACCCAGCGGCGCTGACTTCCTCGCTGCCCTGCTGGGCAACTGAACCCCAGGCAGGACACCCTGCCGATCCAAGGACTGACGCACATGATGATGAAGATGATGCTCCTCGGGGCAGCCTCGGCCACGATCGCCGTGGGCCCCATGACCGCCCGCGAGATCAAGGCCGGCCGCTATCTCCGCGGTCCGGAGGACCACCCTAACCCGCCGAAGACGGCCGCCCAGCTGGCCGCCGAGGTCAAGGCCGACTTCCAGACGAAGCACGACAAGGTCAAGGAAATCGCTGAACAGGCCCTTTCCGAAGCCAAGAGCGGCAACACGCTCGCCACCAGTCTGAAGGAAAAGGCGGACGAGCTGGTCACCAGCATGAACGAGTCGAAGGCGCGCCTCGACGACCTCGAGCAGAAGCTGGCGCGCGAGAACCACCGCGGTGAAGATGGTCAGACGGCCGGCGAGCGCTTCACCGACGACGAAGGGTTCAAGTCCTTCGCCGGTCAGACGCGCCCGCGCGGTCGCCACGTCGTCGAGGTGAAGGACATCACCTCGCTCACCACGGACGCGGCAGGCAGCGTTGGTGCTCTCGTGCAGCCGACCCGCGTGGGGCCAGTGCCGCTGCAGCAGCGCCGCATGACGATCCGCGCTCTGCTGGCTCCCGGCTCGACGGCGAGCAACGCGATCGAATACGAGCGCGAGAAGCTCTTCACTAACAACGCAGCGCCGGTGGCCGAAGGAGCCGCGAAGCCCCAGTCGGAAATCCAGTTCGAAGATGCCACCGCGACGGTGCGCACGATCGCTCACTGGATGCGCGCATCCGTGCAGATCCTGGCCGACGTGCCCGGTCTGCGCTCGATGATCGACAACCGCCTCCGCTACGGCCTCGCCTTCGCGGAGGAAACGCAGCTTCTCAATGGCTCCGGCACTAGCCAGAACCTGCCCGGATTGGTGACCAACGCCACCGCATATGCGGCCGCCGGCAGCCTCGTCGCAGCGACTCCGGTCGATGTGATCCGCCTCATGATCCTGCAGGTCGCGCTCGCCGAGTATCCTGCGAACGGGATCGTGCTCAATCCGATCGATATGGCGGCGATCGAGATGCTGAAGGACACCCAGGGCCGTTACCTGATCGGTAATCCGCAGGGGACCATCGACAAGCGCCTATGGGGACTCCCGGTGGTTGAGACCCAGGCCATGGGCGTCGACAAGTCCCTGGTTGGCGCGTTCGACCTCGCCGCGCAGATCTTCGATCGCCAGGACGCCACCGTCGAAGTGTCGACGGAAGACGGAGACAACTTCACCAAGAACAAGGTGACGATCCGCGCGGAGGAGCGGCTCGCGCTGGCGATCTACCGGCCGCAGGCGATCGTCTACGGCGATCTCGGCCGCGTCGCCTGATGACGCTGGGGCGGGCTTAGGCCCGCCCCTCTTTCCCTGCAACTCAATCGGAGAAGCGAGATGATCAAGGCCATCCTTACCAAGCCCCTCAACGGCGAGCCCGAGGGAACCCCCGCCGAGTTCAACAAGACCGACTTCGAGATGCTCGAAAAGCTCGGAGCCGTGAAGCGTGCTCCTGCCGACGGACCGGACCCGGAGCCGGAACTCGAGCCGGAACTCGAGCCGGAGAAGGCGCCGACGCCCGCGCCCGCCAAGGCCGATCCGGTGCCGGCGAACAAGATGGACATTTCCTCGGCCAACAAGGCGGCGAAGGCCGGCTGATCAGGCAGCCTAACGGGACCCGCAGATGATTTTTGAGCTGCTTCACGCCCCATATCCCGTAGGATACTGCGACGCGATCCTCGATCTCGAAGCATGCAGGGAGCATCTGCGGGTCGACGATGACGCTGATGACGATCTCATCGCAGCCCTGCGCGACGCTTCGATCGAGTTTGTCGAACGGTATTGCGAGATCAGGCTGCTCTCGACGGAGGGGATCGAATGGCGAGCGGAGGGATTTCCGAACAATCGTCCCATTTCCCTAAGCGTCTCGCCGGTGACCGCCATTACGGCAATCACTTGGCGCAACGGCAGTGGGAATGCCGTCACCGGAACTCCGGGCGATTATCGCCTCACCGCGAAGGGCGACGTGTCGCCCGCGATCGCTGGTCAATGGCCGTCGGGGGTAGGCGGCGATGTAGTGATCCAGTTCACCGCCGGTTATGCGGAGGGAGAAGCGCCGCCTTCGCTGCTCGCCGCAGTGCGGATGTTCCTGGGCCATCTCTATAAGAACCGCGAGGCGGTGACTGATCGTGGGACCGAAGGCGAAGTGCCATTCGGTGTGCGCCAGATTTGCGCGCCGTTTCGCCGGGTGATCATCTGATGGCTCGGATGGCGGCAGGCGAGTTTGATCGCCGCATATCGATCTGGCGCAGCGAGGGTGTCGATGATGGCACTGCGACCGTCGACGGCCCTCCCGCCGAAATCGGCAAGCGCTGGGCGAAGAAGGCGGACATCAGCGACGGCGAGCGGATGCGGGCAGGCGAGAACGCCCAGGATCTGACGACCCGCTGGACGGTGCGCTCGGACAGCCTGACCCGGACGATCGCCGGCGGCGACGTGCTCAAGCACAAAGGCCGCGTCTACGAGGTCGTAGGCACGAAGGAAGGGCTGGAGCGCGAGGACGTCATCGAGATCACCACTGCAGCACGACCGGACGCCAAGCCATGAGGACCACGACGAAGCTGGTTCTGTCGAAGAACCTCAAGTCCAACCTCAGGGCAATGCGCGCTGCGCTCAATCGCGAAACGCTGGTACCGATGATGGAGGACAATCTACAGCCAATGGCCGCGGATATGCGCGCTCACGCTCACCGCGCCTCAGGCCGCATGGCGGACAGCGTCACCGTCGGTACCAAATTGTCACCTGCCCAGGCGGCGAGCAACGTGCCGATCGCCGAGATCGAGGTCTATGCAGGTCCCGGCCCGTCGCCGGAGGCTATCCAGGAGGAGTTCGGCAACTTCCGGCAATCGCCTAGGCCATTCATCCGCCCCGCCTTCGACGGTCACGTGAAAAGCGCGATGCGTGGGATCAGCGAAGACGGGATCGATGTCATCCTTGGCGCTGTGAAAAAGGGCTGACCGATGGACGAAGCTCTGCGAGATTTGCTGCTGGAAACGGCCGCGATCGCCGGCGTGGTCGGTCGCCGTGTCGACTGGGGCGTCCGGCCGCAGGGCGATGCACTCCCAGCCATCACCCTCGAACGCATCTCTGGCCTGCCGCATATGAACCAAGCCGCTCCGAGTGGCTGGGAAACCGATCGTATCCAGATCGAGTGCTGGGGCCGAACCTACAAGGTGGCGAAGGATCTGTCGCTGGTGATCGCCAGCCCGGGTGGCCCATCGGAGCCTGTGGGTCTGCTGGTCGGATACCGAGGCGAGCATCTCGGCGTTCGCCTGCGGACTTTTATCGTTGGTCGCCGGTCCGATTCGGACAGCGACAGCAAGGGCCCCGTCCACCGCACAAGCGTCGACGTGATGGTCTGGCACACCCTCTACACCTGACGGGAGAATACCCATGTGGATCGTCATCACGAATCCTTTCATCGACAAGCTCGCCGACGACCCGGAAGCGGCCAACGTGCCCGCCGGGAAGAAGATGAACGTCACCGCTGACCGCGGTGCGGAACTGATGGGTCTCGGGCTGGCGGAAGAAAGCGACAGCGACGCCGCGCCGGCTCCTGCATCCAAGCCGGCGCGTACCCGCGCGAAGGCGAAGGCGAAGGCGAAGCCAAAGCCGAAGGCGGAGAAGTCGGCTCCGGTTATCGGGCCCGCTCCGGCGCCCCTCGCTGCCGCTGAAACCGGCAATCACCCCATCGCGCTCGGCTCAGCCGGGCCGGTCGACGGCCACCCGGCCGGCGAAGATTTCCCCCACAACTGATCCAGGCGCTGCGACGACCTGACTAGGAGGCTATAATGGCAGAGACCAACGCGGCGACCGACATCGGTCTGCTCACCACTTTCGGTAAGGTAACCGGCGGCACGACCTATGCCGCGTTTGCCGAAGCGACCGAGATCAATCCGCCCGAAGCCGCCCGCGACAGCGTGACGTTCACGCACCACGGTAGCCCGGATGCGCACCACGAGTACAAGCCGGGCCTGACGGACGGCGGCGAAGTCACCATCACCTACAACCTGGTGCCCGGCCTTTATGACGACGCGACCATTGCGACCCATCTCGGATCGCGCATCGTCGAAGCCTGGCGCATCGTGTTCCCGAACGGCGCGCAGCTCAACTTCAAGGGCTTCGCCACGGCGCACGGGCGCGCCACGCCGCTCGATGATCGCATGACCGGCTCGGTGACGTTCAAGGTCACCGGCAAGCCCGTCCTGACGCCGGCCGTCTGAGCATGACGGCAGCGAACCTTAACCGCGGACGGCTAGGTTTCGACCTTCCGTTCGATGGCGAGACTGAGCCGCGCCGCTACGTGTTCGCTTTCTCGACCAACGCGCTTTGCGTGGTCGAGGAAGAGTTTGGGCTCGTTAACATCAGCGGGCTGCAGGATATTCTGGAGCAAGAGCCGTCGCTCCGAAATATCCGCAAGCTGTTCCGGATCGGTCTGACGGACTGCCATCCCGCCATGACGGACATCGAAGCCGGCCATATCATCGATGCGATAGGTGGCTTGGAGCCGTCGCTCGACATGCTGGCGCGGGCCGTCGCTGCCGCGTTCCCGGAGGGCGCCAAGGATGGCAAGCCGGGCCCGCGGATGGCGGCGCCCAAGGCGCCGAGCGGCCGTGGGACTGGGCGGAACTCCACGCCAGCTGGTGCCAGGTCGACGGCCTAGATCCGGTACAATACTGGACCCTGACCCCGCGGGAGGTCGCCCGCGTCTTCGATGGGAAGGCACGGGCGGCACGCCTGCGGCATGATCAGAACATGGAACTGGCCTGGACGACCGCGACGCTTGGCCGGGTCAAAAAGCCTATCCCCCTCAAGAAACTGCTTTCTTCGCCCGCCGCAAAGCCGGTGCGCCAGAGCTGGCAGACTATGTACGCGATCGCCGCCGCCTGGGCCGGCGCGGCCGGTGAAATTCGTTCGGAAGGAAGACCTGCATGAATATGGCAGTCGTAGGCGCCGCCCGCGTCGTCTTCGGGGCGGATACCGTTGAATTCGATAGCAAGGCCAAGGGGGTGGAGGGCGCGATCGGACGCCTGCAGGACAAGTTCCGCGAGTTCGAGAGCAAGCTGAAAAGCCTGGGTACCGGCGTAACGGTGGGTATAACGCTGCCCTTCGCGGCCATGGTCAAGACGATCGACAAAAGTGCCGGCACATTCGAAGCCGCGATGTATCGGGTGCGTGCCGGCCTTCAGGATGCGTCGCCAGAGCAGATCGAGAAGCTGGCGAAAGCCGCGCGCACGCTCGGCCCCACCGTGAACAAGGGCGCTACCGAAGCCGCCGACGCCATCGATGCCCTGGGCCGCGCGGGCGTGTCCGCATCCGACATTCTTGGCGGCGCGCTCGAGGCTACCCTGAAACTTTCGAGCGCCGGGATGGTCGACGCCAGTGAGGCGGCCGGGTTGGTCACCGACGTGATGGGCCAGTTCGGAAAGACGTCGAGTGACCTGCCGATGGTGATGACCAACGTGGTAGGCGCAATGGACGCGACCAAGTTCGCCTTCGATGATTTCCGACTGG